TGAACCAGCGACGGGTTCACGGATGCCGTCAATGTCCACAGGTGGAGCAGCGACGAAGGCGGTGATGAAACAGACGGTAGCTGCCAACAGAGTTGGGATCATCAACACACCGAACCAACCGACGTAGAGGCGGTTATTGGTAGAAGTTACCCACTCGCAGAAGTTTTCCCACGAAGAGGTAGATTGTTGCCTTGAAAGAGTAGTTGTCATTTGAACAAAAGGGTAAGTATTACGGCAGGGAACCGTGTTAGAAGTATTCCCCTGTCACCCTTAGACAGGGGTATTAGAGACTGTTGTTTAGACACGCTGTTTAGTCTCGGTAAGGCGTGGTTTGTTACAAAACCGTGACAGTCCGTCACATTTGTTTACCTATTTATAGTAACAGGAGTTCGGGAATCCGTCAAGACCTAAAGATGAGCATTTGTACTCAAATTTAGTAGGACTGGTCTTCCGAACTGTGGTCAGTATAACATGGTTGTACCTCCCAGTGCAACCAGTCCACCTCTCTTTTTGCGATCATTTGTTCCAGTTCTTCAACTGTCAGGCAGACCTTGACAGGTTCGTTGGTTGCCTTGTCGTAGATGTGGAAAAGTCTATGCTCAATCATACCTTTATTTGAAAACAGTAAAAAGGGACCTTCTGTTTGTTGGCAGAGGTCCCTTTACGGCGACGATATTCGATTATATTTATGCTGATGGGACAGCAGATGGAATCATCATCCCAGAACCACCATCGTCATCATCCTCGTCTCTGCTTGACAATGCTAGCATTACAAAGAATGGTGTGATGATGAATATTAAGGTTTGTAATAATACCCAATCATAATTCATGATCTTTTCACCGCTGCTGCGATAGGAATTAGCATCAGCACTGCTGCTACTAAGAATCCCATTAGAAAATGCCAGGAATGATTTGTCCAGTTGTAACGTAAGCACCAACACCAGCAACGAAACCAATCATCGCTAGACGTGCGTTAAGAATTTCTGCTTTCTCAGTAAAACCAAAGTTGTTCATTTGTTGTTCTCCAAAGTTTTGTTTGAAATGATTATACGTTCACCATCATGGGTGAATTGTAGTTCGTCATCTGGATGCCAGAGAAGTTCTTCGTACATGTCATCCAGTTTCTGCATGTCTTCATACAGTTGATTCGGGTTGGGCATTGCTAGGTACGTAAGGATTGCGAGAGTTGTTCTTGATTACAATGAACGCATCTTTGTTGTATTTAACAGTTCCTTTAATGGGTGCCCATTTAGTACCAGCGCCATCAATTTCATAGACTGATGAACCTCCAATGTCAATAGTCAGATCATCGTTGGGTTGCCATCCCAGTGCTGCGATGGTTTCCCACAGGTCTTCTTGAGTAAACTTCATTCGGATCAGAAAATACCGAAGAACAGTTTACCAGTAAAGACATAAGAAAGCAAGCCCGATACCACACCCATCATCGCCCAGCGTCCGTTGTACATCTCAGCGTACTGCTGAGGTGAGAACAAACCCTTACGATTGTAGTCCTCCACGACCATTCTTGGTTCTTTGGCGAACATATTAGTGCGTCCACCATCCTCTGTAATAACAGTCATTTGCTTTTGTAACGAAATACTACAGTATTATATAGGAAATGTAAAGTTCTGTCAAGCGCATAGTGTGCCAGTTATTACATTGGTCAGGAGATAAATAAATACGGATCCCAAATCTGAGTGATATGAAAAAGTTATTACCACTCGTTATGCTACTGATGACCGCAAGTGCTGCACAAGCAGGCGGAATTGTATCAAAACATGCTTCTAGTGTTCAACTGACCGTTGACGCCGCCAGAACTCAGGCAACTAGAATCGGTTCGAGTTTCAGTATCTCAGGTTCAAATATTGATACTACTGACGGTTCAACTGCAGGTACTGTAAGTGCTGGTACTATCACCTCTGGTGTATACAATCCTGGCACGATTGCTGCCACTCAAGATACTGCAGGAGCAGCATTTAGTTTCTCTCAGTCTTACACACAGGCTGATGCTTTGCCAACTAGTGCTCCTTCTACTGGTGCTGTTCCTAACTTCGGTTCAGTTCTTTCTTATGAAGCAGGATCTGCTGGTTCACTAGCAGGTACTGTAACTAGTGCAGGTGTTCTAACTGTGACCGCAGGTGGAGCTGGAACAAGTGCTACTGGCCAATTCGTTTCCGAGATCACCGTTATCGACTGAACCTAAATATGACTAGATTACAAGAAGCAATCGGTCTCGGATTGATTCTTGGTGCTCTACAAGGGACTGTCGCAAGGGCAGTCCCAGTAGTCCCAAATTTCACACAAGGCTCAATGACGAGCCACACAGAGACCACACAAAAAATAACTGAGACCATCAATTCGATGGATTATAACACAGGGTATCAATACTCTGCGACAGGAAGTGGTGTGACTGCTTCTGGTAACTTATCGCCAGGAACAGGAACTAATAATGTAACTATTGATGGAGTGACATCGACATGGACAGGCGTAAACAACAAACCAACATTCACACAGACAGCACCAGGAGCAGCGTTCCAGTTCACAGAAACGTATCAAGGTCCTGGTTTAAGTCAACAAACAATTATCCAGAGGGTCACAGAAGTGACCAGCGTAACCGACACAACAAGTATTTTCTCCCAGTAGCATTATGTCTAACAAGCATTGTCCCGAGTGCAATTGTATCTGCCCCTGCTCATGCGAATGTGGGGGGTGTGAGTGCAACCGCAGCTCCAGTAGCAAATAGTTCAGGCTCAGTTACCAACCAGGCAATTCAGGTTTTACAAGGTCCATATATTACTAACACATATGGGGGTGGAATCCAATGTCAAGGTCCCACTAGAAACTTCACTCCCTATGTAACAGGAAGTGGTTCTTGGACTAAACCTTATGAAGACTATTATGATAGTCCTGTATATGATATGCGTGACATCGATGAAGATGGAGCACCTGATAATCCTGGTTCTATTCTCTACAATGTTCCGACGAGAACAGGACAGAAAGATAATTATAATCTAGGTATTGGTTTCTCTATGACATGGAGTACACCAACCGATAAAAAGATGCAGGATTTGTGTAAGAAAGCAGCACAAACACAGATTGAATTGAATGCTCAACTCACTGCCAATAAGAGATTAGATTTTGAGATCGCGAGACTCAAAAATTGTGGAGAATTATTATTAAAAGGAATTCAATTCCATCCTAGGAGTCCTTACTATAAGGTATGTGCAGATGTTGTGGTGAACAATCCACCAGGACATACACATCCACACGTACATGCTATCCCTTCTTCTTCTTCTTCCTCCTCGGAAACACAGAACGAAGTGCCCGAACAGCAGCAGTCATCTGACGCTGCTCTGCTTGGCGCTCCTTTACGGATGGAGTTGGGGGTTTCTTCCCCCGTAAGGCAGCAATCTTCTTCATCACTTTCTTCACGGCAGGTTTCACCGCTTTTAACAGAAGATCAGCAAGAGGTTTTGCAAGCAGTGCCGAAGTAGTTGCAATCACAGCAACACCACCGACCTGAACAACCTGTCCACCACTAGGAAGTCCCGCTACTATTTGTGTAGGTAGTGGGACTTCTTCTGTTATCTGTACACAGGTGTTATCAATCAGTTCATAACCAGTAACTATCTTTCTAAATCCTTCTACGTATGTACCAACAGGTTCTTGTATCTGCTGTACTTTGGTAGGACATTCTACCTTAGCAGTAGCAGCAGGTGTCCTAGGAATGTCAGGTGTCTTAGGAACGTCTGGTGTTGGTTGTTGTCTAGTGTCAATGTTTGGTGTATACGTAGGTACTATCTGTTCAGGTTCAAACTGAATAGGATTATAACTAGGGACCCCAGAATCGCAATACGTAACCAATCCTCTTTCGTCATCTCCACCTACCGAATTAGATTTGTTGTTTGCCTCGTGTGCCTCAACACAACCAGGAATATCAACAATAGGTACACCAATATTTACCGTCACAGGTGGTGCAACTGGTATGGGAGGTGAAGTATAATTAAGATTATCAACAACAGTCACATCAGGAATATCAAGATTCCCGATATTAATTTCATCAATTCTAATGTCTTCCATCAGCAATCATTAAATACACTACCAACTTGTGAACCTAATTCGGATCCTGCTTGCTGTCCTAGGAGTAATGCCCAACCACCTGCTAACCACCCGATGTAAGGGATGCCAGAGAGCGCAGGAGCGGCGACACCAGCAGCGATAGCACTACCTGCCATTGCACCCTGTGAACGTGCCCCAGCGTCCGCCACGATGCACTCTACGTCTTTCGCAGACTTTCCCTCTTCATTAATTGCACCTCCTATGTTTCTGGTGCCTTCTCTGGTGTACTGGTCACGACGATACTCTGTACGCTGTTCGCTACCACCACCAAAAAATCCTCTCTTCTCTTTGTCGAGATCAAGAGATCTTTCTGACTCTAAAATTTTTGGGTCATCAGCACGATACTCAATGCGATAACCATCTTTACCTGCTTCAATCGTATAAGATGAGTAAGGACCACGAGGAAGATTAATTGTGGGGGGTTGAACTACAGGTTCAGGTTCCTGTCTAATGACATAACCAAGTAAACCAATATGTGCTACAGCAAATAGACCGCCAACACTGGCAGCAACTATCTTAAATGTAGATGATTTCTTTGGTGTTGATACAATAGAATCTTCTTTCTCGTGGTTGAATATACTCATGGTTAGAATGGCATAGCGGGTCCTGTCGTCTTAGGCAATGATGGCATAGACTTATTTACTAGACTAGGTAGAGCATCAGTGATAGCTTCAGTAACTGCTACAGTTACTTTCTCTCTGGCGTTCTCTACTAGAACATCTTTATTCATATAAAGATATGCACCTCCACCTACGACTGATAGAGATACCAGTCCAGATAGAAGTGCTACGACGTTAATCAACTTTTGCATTTTGTTCCTCCTTTTTACCAATAGATGGTGCTTTCTTAGGAGCAGATCCGTTCTTAGCAGGGGACAATCCGAACGCAGCTAGGGATCCACTGAACACCGAGGCGATGAAGGTAGGATCAAAATCTAAAATCTTTTGACCATTGGGCAAGCGAACGTAGCTGAATGTAAGAAGGGATGCGGACCAAATAAGGACCACAACTTTCACCAAATTACCAAGAACTTCACTTTTATCTTCATCGTTATCCTTCTCTTCAGCAACGACTTTAGATTTATCTTCAGTCATGTTGATGGAGTTAGGCAGCTCTATTTATGCCTGTGCCTCTTTCCATGAGAAACGTGCGTCGATGTTCTTGTTTCCGTTGGTTAGGTTTCTAACACGAATAGCAAGAACCTCAGGACCATCTGGGAAGATACCAGTTGGGTTTGGTGCAGAAGTATTCAGGTATTGATCTGATCCACCACCCAGAATAGAGTTGGAGATTTCTTTAACTTCTGATAGGTCGTAACTAGATACACCATTATCAGAATAGAATCCGAAGATAACTTCTCCTCCAGTTAGTTCTGCTTGAGTTCCAAGAACCGCATACTGTGCAAGAGATGTACCACCAACGTTGATCCAGTTAGTAGTAATACTAGTGACAGGATTCAACACCAACTCAACGAAGAACTTACCGTTAGATGAGATGTCAACCTGACGCAGAACCAACTGCATTCTATTAACAAGTTCTCTAGTACCAAAGTTACCAGGAATACCATTGTCAACTGATGGTGCTACACGTAGAGCAATAATCGCTCGGGTTGAACCTGCACTAATACCACGCTGTTGTTTCGTAGCAGCGGTGTAAACATATGCTCGGTCATCGTCTAGTCTACCATCCATGATAATAGATGAACCCCAGTGACTAATTTGTGGTACAGATGTTGCACCAATCAGTTCAACACCCACAGGTTGAGTAGCATCATAGTTAAAGTTCTGTGCTGATGTAGATCCAAGAGGAACAAATCTAACACTCTGTGGGTTTGCAGTAGTAACTGCTCTACTCAATGAAATGTTGGCACCACTAATAGAATGAACAAAAGTATCAGCGGGAATACCATTTCCAACAACTCTTTGTCCTTTCTGAATACCAGTAGCAGAAGATACAGTACCAGACGATGCACCTGATCCCATGGTCAAGTTAACACTTGAGTTACCTGCTTGTTCTCTAGTGATACCAGTGAATGATCCAGAGAATGCACGTGATAGTGGAGACAATGGAGATCCAACTTGTGTGTCAAGAGAGATACCAGTTGAGTCACCCTGAGTTAGAGTGACTTTGAATGTTGTGCTAGATGGTACTGCAGCAACAAAGTATGGTTTGTTAGCAACAATATTAGAGAACGGTTGGTCAAAGATAATAGTCTGCTGACCGCCAGGACTTAGACCAGTTGTGGATGCAACCTCAATAGTGTTTGCAGATCCACTTACATTAATAACATCCTGAACAAACTCAGTCTTACCAGTGTAGTTAACATATTCTTGTGTACCTGCAGTAGCACCACTAGTTCTCTTGACACGAAGAGTTCCTTGTGATGGGAAGTGTGTTGGTGCTGTATTCAAGAACATTGTAGTGTCTCCACTACCAAATGTCTTCGATGTAGTAGTAGCAGGAGGTAGAGTATTAACTTCATAGCGAGCAGGTAGGTTACCTGATCTCATGTATGCTTCAGTGTTCTGGTTGTTGTTAGGAATCTTGTGAGCGTAGATAACGTCACCATCCAAAGCACGGAAACCCCAACGAACGAAACCAGCACCATACCAAGAATAGTCCATGTAGAACATCTGCATCTTGGTTGGGTCAAGAGTATAACCAGACTTACCAGTACCATCACAACGGTCAATGTTCCAGTCAGACTGATTCCATTCTGTCTCAACAGTTTTAGTTACAATCATGTTCTCTGCAGCAAGTGCTCCAGAATCATTTGGTCCACGATAGTCAGGGAAGATAACCAACTGTGTATCAGAGATGATACCATCAACACGATAAGAAGAACCACGTAGAACAATGTAATCACCTGGCTTCAACTGCTTGGAGAACTTAGTACCCTGTCCATTAGAAGCAGTGTAACTAGAAACCAGAGTGCTACCATTTGCTACTGAAACTCTACCTGCCAACTGGAATGTAGAAGTTCTACGTACAACACTTAAGTTTCCACTTGCCCAACGGAAGAAGATACCATTCTGTTGATCCATCATACCAAGTTCCAACTTGGTTCCGTATGAATTAACTGGTGTTACAGTATACTCACCAGAAGCTTCTGCTTCTGATGGAGCACTGTTAGTAGTATATTGGAAAGTATATGGGTCAATGACATTAGTTACATCATACACACCATTATAATTGTTATCAGTTACACCACGAACGTCAACAACTGTATCTCTAGTAACGTTATGTGCTTCAGAAGATACAACAGTTACAGTAGTACCAGATGCTGAGATGTTATCAAGGTTTGGTAGTGCTGGTTCCAAGATAGAACCAGTAGAGAATGCCACACCTTTACCAGACTGGTAACGGAAATATCTTTTTGTCTGTCTGATTGCTTGCTGGTTTTTAGAAGGAGAATTAGTAGAGAATTTAACACCACCATCAAATGATCTATGTACAGATGATCCTTGTGGTCTAGGATATAGTTTGATAGTTCCACTGTTTACAGAACCAGATGGTGCATCATCAGGGAAGTAGAAGAATGTAGTTGGGTTTTGTACTCTAGCAACAACCCATGATCCGTTTACATTAGTACCACTAGATCCAGCAATTGCAATCTCATTACCAACTTCTAGACCATGTGCTTGTGATGTTGATACTTCAATTGCACCAGACATCACACCAGATGGTGTGGACAAACTAATTGTTCCACCAAGATCAGATCCACTAAAGTGAATGCCCTGATAGATAGCAGTTCTAGCAGGAGTGTATACGTTTTGTGCGCCCTGAGTCCAATCATACTTTGCAGTATATTTGAAACCAACAAACTGTCCTACCAAACTTACACTATCAATAATGAAGACACCATTTGCACCTTGGAATTCTGAGTCCTGAACATAGATAGCAGAACCAGCAGATGGTGGGTTAGAACAAGAAACAGCAACCTCTCTACTGTTAGTAGTAGTTTGCATCTCAGTAATCACAATAGGATCCTGTGACTTATATGCAAATGGGTTGTTGTTGATCATTGCCAACCCTTCCCACTTGGTATCCTGAGTACCATACTCAAAGTCAGTATCAATCTGTGACTGTGGTTGGGAAATCTTTGACTTGTTTACAGCATCATTATATGTTTCTGCTGGTCTGATAGTTTCTTCAAAGTCATCATAAACAATCTGCAACTTGTCTGTATCAGACATGCTGGTTGTATTATATGCCAATACAACTCTGGTAGTAGTATTATTACGAACGTCAGTCGCAATCTCATACGTAGTGGCAACTAGTTCGGGATCCGAGAAATTATAGATGACCTTGTTCTCAGTCACGTTAGTGATAAGAACCAGTTGCTCACGCTGAATACCACCTGGAATGATTACCTCTCTAGCGGAAGCATCAAAAAGATAATAATTACTCTTAATGGATTTCCTTGCCATTACCTATGTTCCTCGGATTGATATTATGCTTTATCTATTTATCAGACACCGTACTTACCACGGGTGGCATTGAAGTTCTGGGATACTTCTGTCGAGTCCAGTGCTTTGTTATACATTCTAACTTCGCCAATGTCTCCATCAAATTGATAGTCAGAATTATAGTGATCTCCAATGTAAGTGTTTGCCGATGTGAAATCTACTGACAAGAACTGAGTAGTATTTGAATTGACAAGACTTCCATTTAGATACCATCTCCAAGCAGTTCCAGATTGTCTGGTAAGGATTAAGTTATACCAAACACCTGATGTTAAGGTAGTAGTGCTACTAGAATCCCAGATATTTACTGTTGTATTAGATCCTAATGAGTCTTGTGCCCAAGTTACAATAGCATTACCATACAAGTAGTGTCCAATTCCATTTTCACCATTACTACCATATCCCGAAGCTCCTAGTAACATATAATAATCAGCTGATTGGTCTCCCTGTCTGAACCACATATCAATACTAAAATTACCACTGAGATCAATCTCAGAAGAATTAAAAGCAATTCTAGTTCCTGAGTTGCTTGACCCATCAAACTCAAACCAACCACCACTATTGAATGGAGCTAGATTGATAGTGCCATCAATAGAAGTTCCTGAGAGGTTCTTGACTGTGGTTGGTGCTGTGATGGCACTTCCATATGTTCTGATGTATCTGCCAAGAGTTGATCCGCTTTCCATCTGTGCTCCATAGAGCAGCAAATCAGTTCCATCAAAAAATTTAGGTTGGAAAGCTGTGTTTGTGTTTCCATTGGTTGCTGTAGAACTAATCCTATACCAACCACCTCCAACTTCTTCAATAGTATTGGCATCTGTAGCATTACTAGAAGATAAAGTACCACTCACCAAATTAAATACTCCTCTGCTCTCAGTAAACCCATCCCACTGAGTTAGTTGAATAGTACAAGGATTAGAAAGTGGTTTGACAAATGCACTAACAGTCCACTGACCACTCACATCAATTGAACCATTACCACTATAGTTTGGTCTATAATTTAAATACTTATCGCTTCCAGTATCGTTGGCAACTCTAGTTGCTGTCATCTCACCGAAAGGAGACATAGCATAATTAGAAGTTAGTTTTGATTTGTCTAACCAATTTGTATTTGTATCTCCCCAACTTTGAACTTCATCTACTTTGAAGTCTTCACTATATTTTACAACATTCTCAGCACGATCATAAGTCGCTCTGTTTCCAAAGTCATAGTTTAGTTTTAGGTTGCTAGAAGCTGCAAGACCAGGACCAATCCTAGGTGCTGTGTCAGGTGCTTCGTTGATATATTTAGACTTGGTAGCGTTGTAGTTCTGGAAGACTTGTGCTGCTGTTAGTGCTCTTGGGTAGATACGAACTTCACCAATCTGACCATCAAAATGTCTGTTATCCAGAACAAATCCTCTGCCAATTTTAATGTTCTTGAATTCACCGATCCATCCAGCAGTACCAGCAGCTGTTTTATATGATGTGGAGATATTTTCTCCATTGATGTATGACTTACCTCCTGTTGCACCACTGCCATTATATGAAATGACAGCATGATACCAAACACCTGTCGATCCACTTCCACTAGGTAGAGCAAAGTAAGGATCATTTGCTG